GATGCAGATGCAGACTATAATCTATCTCGCAGAACTTTTCGTGACTTGATAAACAAAGGCAATCAAGCTGTGGAAAGTTTGACTGATTTGGCTAAAGAATCGGAATCTCCACGCGCATACGAAGTTCTAGCCACGATGATGAAAACCATAGCTGACACTACAAAAGACCTATATGACCTACAGAAGAAAACAAAAGACCTTAAAGATAATGGCAAAAAAGAAGAAACGACTGTGACAGTAGAAAAAGCTGTATTCGTTGGCAGCACAGCCGAATTGCTTCAAAGGGTGAAAGAAGAGAAAAGACAAAGTGAGTAAAGGTTACAATAATAATCCAAATCTTCCAAAAGAAGATTATAAACACGCTTTCTCTCAGCAAGAAATTGATGAATTTGTAAAGTGTGCAAATGACCCTGTGTATTTTGCAACCACATATATGCGTATTATCAACGTTGATCGTGGTCTTATGCCATTTGAGATGTGGGATTTCCAGAAAGATATGCTAACATCTTTCCATGAAAATCGCTTCTCTATATGTAAACTTCCGCGTCAGGTTGGTAAGACCACAACTAGTGTTGCATATTTACTACACTATATTCTCTTTAATGAGAATGTCAATGTAGCCATTCTAGCCAACAAAGCCGCTACGGCCCGTGAAATTATGAGTAGGCTTCAATTGGCGTTTGAGTATTTACCAAGATTTCTGCAACAAGGCGTTAAAGAATGGAATAAGGGTTCTATCGAACTCGCTAATGGCTCTCGCGCACTGGCCGATTCAACATCTGGTAGCTCTGTTCGTGGTCGTTCGTTTAACGTAGTATTCCTTGACGAGTTCGCGTTCGTTCCGAACAATATCGCAGAAGCATTCTTCATGTCTACCTATCCTACGATTTCTTCGGGTGAAACGACAAAGGTTATCATCGTTTCAACGCCAAACGGCATGAACTTGTTCTATCGTATGTGGACCGAAGCGATTGAGAGTCGCAGCGATTATGAACCAATTGAAATTCACTGGAGCATGGTGCCAGGTAGAGATGAGAAGTGGAAAGAACAGACAATTCGTAACACTTCGCCTGATCAGTTCCGTCAAGAATTTGAGTGTGAGTTTATCGGTTCTACAAATACTCTCATTCATCCAGTCAAGCTACGTTCTCTAGTGTGGCATACTCCTGTAGAGACTGAAGGTAAATTAAAGATTTATAGAAAACCCGAAGCTAGCCGAACTTACTGTATGACAGTGGATGTAGCCGAAGGCCAAGGTTTAGACTATTCTACTTTTTCTGTCATAGATGTAACCGAAATACCTTACATTCAAGTGGCTACTTTTAGAGACAATGAAATACCTCCGATGATGTTTCCCACAAAGATTGTGCAAGTTGCAAAAGCATATAATGAAGCCTTTATTCTAGTAGAAATTAATTCCATCGGACTTCAAGTCTCTGATATTATTCATAATGACTTTGCATATGAAAATCTAATCAAGATTGAGATGAAGGGCAAGCAGGGCCAGCAGCAGTCGCCAGGATTCAAAAAGAAGATTGCCTTTGGTCTAAAAACGTCCAAGCAGACTAAGATGATAGGTTGCACCAACCTTAAAACTCTGGTTGAAAATGACAAGCTAATCATTAACGATGAACAGACCATCACCGAATTGATAACCTTTTCAGCGGATAAACAAAGTTTTAAAGCTGAAGAGGGTAACAATGACGATTTGGCGATGACTCTAGTGCATTTTGGTTGGTTAACCAGCCAGAGATACTTTAAAGAAAATATTCAAAATGATATCAGACAGACTTTACAAAAAGAGCTATTTGATGTCATGGATCAAGATATTGTACCTTTTGGTGTGATATCTGGTTATCAAGGTGAAGCTGACGATATGTATGAAATTGATAGTAATGGAGACTTGTGGTTTGACGATAGGAGTAAAAGATATCCATTTGATGACTTGAATATTCGCGGAAAACTGTAAAAATCTAAATAATTAACAAGAATAAAATAGTCACCATTCTACTATTATAAGGAGAAAAAGATATGGCATTTCAACTATCTCCAGGCGTAAATGTCTCTGAGATTGACCTGACAACCGTAGTACCAGCAGTTGGAACAACTGAGGGTGCGATTGTCGGTGAATTTTCTTGGGGCCCTGTCAATGAGATTCGTACAATTTCAAGTGAAGTAGAGTTGGTAAACACTTTTGGTAAGCCAAATAGTGACAACTTTACAGACTTTTTCACGGCAGCTAACTTTCTATCATATGCTCGTAACCTAAAGGTTGTTCGTGCTGTAGCTAACACTGCATTTAATGCGGCAGCAAATACTTCGGGAGTTTTCATCGAAAACGAAATCGATTATCTAGAAAATCACTCAAACGGCGCAAACACTAACGGTATGTGGGCAGCTAAGTATCCAGGCACACTTGGAAACTCATTAAGCGTTTCTATTTTTGCTGGTCAAAATTCAACTTCATTCGACGGTTGGATATACAATGGTTTCTTTGATAATATTCCTGGAACATCGGCATATGCAGCAGACAAAAACTTCAAGAACGACGAATTACACATTGCAGTTATTGATAGCAGCGGACTCATCACTGGAACAGCTAATACTGTAATCGAAAGATTTGCTGGTGTATCAAAAGCTTCAGATGCAAAGTTAGAAGATGGATCAAGCAATTACTATAAAGATGTAATTAACAGCAGATCAAGATATATCTGGTGGTTGGCTCATCCTGATGGTGGCCTTGGTGCAACTCTAAGCTCAAATAATTGGGGTCAAGTTTCAAGTTCTGGTCTTACTTACGGCTCTTCGAATACTGCTTATACTACACAATTATCAAGCGGAACATTAGTTTCTCCAACAACATCTGACGTTGTATTATCATATGATAAGTTTAAAAATGCAGATGAAGTTGATGTTTCTTTGGTTATGACTTCTGATCATCCAACAGCAGTTGTCCAACACGTAATCGATAATATCGTAGAATTCCGTAAAGATTGCGTAGCATTTGTTTCTCCTAGAAGAGCAGACGTTGTAAACAGTGGTGGAAATGAAGCTGAAGATTGCGTTTCATATAGAAACGATACACTCAATCGCTCAACATCATATGCTATGATGGACTGTAACTGGAAGTATCAGTACGATAAGTATAACGACACATATCGTTGGGTACCATTGAATGGCGACATCGCAGGCCTATGCGTAAGAACAGACTTCGAACGTGATCCATGGTTCTCACCAGCCGGCTTCAATCGCGGTCAAATTCGTAACGTAACTCGTCTTGCTTGGAATCCAGATAAGACAGATCGTGACGAACTTTACAAGAATGGTATCAACCCAGTCGTTTCATTCCCAGGTGAAGGAACAATTCTATATGGTGACAAGACAATGCTTTCTAAGCCATCAGCTTTTGATCGCATCAATGTTCGTCGCTTGTTTATCGTTCTAGAAAAGGCTATCGCAAGAGCAGCTAAGTTCTCTCTATTCGAATTCAACGATGCTTTCACTCGCGCACAGTTTGTTGCTCTAGTTGAACCATATTTGAGAGACGTTCAAGGTCGTCGTGGTATTTTCGACTACAGAGTAGTTTGCGACGAAACAAACAATACTCCAGAAGTTATTGACCGTAACGAATTTATTGGCGACATCTATGTCAAGCCAGCACGTTCGATCAACTTTATCCAGCTTAACTTCGTAGCCGTAAGAACTGGCGTAAGCTTCGATGAAGTTGTAGGTAGGTTCTAATAATGAGTTATAAGGGCGGAAGAAATTCCGCCCTTTCAAAAAATTTCATAAATAGAAAAGAATAATCAGGAGTAAAATTAAATGCCTTTCAATATTCAACAGTTTAGGTCAGCAATGGTTTTGGACGGTGCCCGTCCAAATCTATTTGAATGCCGCATGACTTTTCCTGAGATTGCCGCAGCGGCCGCAAGAACAGGATCTGACGGACTTGGCATTGCTGAACAATTTACATTTTTCTGCCGCGCAGCACAGTTGCCTGGCTCAACAGTAAACGCTATTCCAGTACCATACTTTGGTCGTGAATTAAAGTTTGCTGGTAACAGAACTTTCACAGAATGGACAGTCACAATCATAAACGACGAAGATTTCAAGATTCGTAACGCTATGGAATTGTGGATGAATGCTCTAAACTCTCACAGAAACAACTTGAGAAATGCGTCATTTATTAGCCCATCTGATTATCAAAGAGATGCACACGTTATTCAGTACGGTAAAGCTGGAGAAGCACTAAAGTCTTATAGCTTTATCGGTATGTTCCCAATTGATATTTCTCCAATCGAACTTGATTGGGGTGCAAATGATACTATTGAAGAATATGCAGTAACATTTTCTTATCAATGGTGGGAATCTACAGTTGGCGATTCAAACGGCACAGGTCTTTCTCCGCCAACTCGTAACGTATCTATCATCTAAGGCACACATATATATTAGGGGTAACAAAACCCCTAATATTATGTCTTTTTGGAGAAAAGTTCTGTGGCAATAAAACTCTTTGGATTTGAAATCAACCGTAAAAAGTCTGAGCAAGAAGACGAACGTAATAAAACGTTTGCTTTACCTCAGAACGATGACGGCGCTGTAACCATTCAATCTGGTGCTTATTATGGCACTTATGTAGATTTGGATGGTGTTGTTCGTAATGAAATAGAACTAATCACCAGATATAGAGAAATGTCAATGCAGCCTGAAATTGAGGGTGCAATTGATGATATCGTAAATGAAGCCATTGTTAATGATGATAAGGGAAATGGTGTTGAAGTAAACACCGATGAACTGAAACAATCTGATCAAATCAAGAAAAAAATTAGAGATGAATTTGAATATGTTCTCAAGTTACTAAATTTTGGTAATATGGGCCATGATATTTTTCGTCGTTGGTACATAGACGGAAGATTGTTTTATCATCTAGTCTTGGATGAAAAAAATCCTAATAAGGGAATCCAAGAAGTTAAGTATGTTGATCCGAGACGTATTCGTAAAATCCGCGAAATTCAAAAGGTAAAAGATTCTACTACAGGAATGGAAGTCATCAAGAAGATGAACGAATATTACCTCTATAATGAAAGAGGTGTTATTGGCGCACATTCTAATCTTGGAACCAAGATCGCAGTAGACTCTATTGTAAACGTAAATTCTGGTCTAATGGATTCAAAGAGAGCGATGGTTCTCTCATATCTACATAAGGCCATCAAGCCTCTCAATCAGCTAAGAATGGTTGAAGATGCTACAGTTATCTACAGACTTTCTCGCGCGCCTGAGCGCAGGGTATTCTATGTTGATGTTGGTAATATGCCAACGATAAAGGCTGACCAATATCTTCGTGATATCATGGTCAAGTATCGTAACAAACTTGTATATGATTCTAGTACAGGCGAAATCAAAGATGATCGTAAGCATCTTTCAATGCTAGAAGACTTCTGGCTGCCACGTAGAGAAGGTGGTAAAGGCACAGAAATCACAACTCTTCCTGGTGGTCAAAATCTTGGCGAACTAGAAGATGTAAAGTATTTTGAAAAGAAGCTATACAAGTCTCTTGGTGTTCCTATCTCTAGATTAGAACCTGCACAAGGATTCAGTCTTGGTAGATCAACCGAAATCTCTAGAGATGAATTGAAGTTTGGTAAGTTTATCGACAGACTTCGTAATAAGTTCTCTACTCTTTTTGATGACATTCTTCGTGTTCAGTTGGTACTAAAACGTATTTGTACCGAAGAAGAATGGAACGAATTTAAAGAGAATATTTACTACGACTTCATGAAAGATAACAATTTCACTGAACTCAAAGAAGCTGAAATTTTACTTAACAGAATGGGTGTGCTTCAAATGGTTGACCCATATGTTGGACGTTATTACTCTAAAGAATGGGTTCGTCGTAATGTTCTAATGATGGATGACGAAGATATTGAAGAAATTGATGAGCAAATTGCCAATGAACAGGCTACAAATGCTCCTGTAGATGAGGTGGGTGATGCATCTCAGATGCAGGCACCAGCGCCGACACCAAATATTATTCCGCCTACTCCACAAGAATCTATGATGCAGCAATATATGGCTCAACAAGGTGCTGCGACTGAAGAAATGCCGGTTCAAGATGGTACAGGTAAAGATCAGATGGATCCTTTAGAAATGGGACAAACAAAAAGCAGCAGACGCTTTGTAAATAATACATTGGAGCCAACTAGATAATGTTGAGATATGATCAATTCCTTAGTGAAACTTTAGCTGATGAAGTTAAATCAGAACCAAAAACAAATGCTTCTAGAGAAGCAAGACAACTTGGTTTGACATATGTAGGTTTTGGTCGATATGCTAACGATAAAGGCCAAGTTGCTTATATTGTAGACAACGATAGACTTGTTCCATATAAAAGCCGTGAAGAAGTTCAAAGTTCATGGAATAAAAATGGTGTAGATAAGTCTGAAGTTGCAGTTTATAATAACAGACAAAATGCAGATACTAAAATAGTCAGTGAAAAAGATAAAGAAACGCAGGCTTTGAATTCTGCTTTATATAATTTCTATAAGCCAAATATGTTTAACAATGAAGAACTTAATGCCATTAGTGAATACACTGCTGATGCATATGAGTATGTAAACAGTTACCTATATAAAGGTCATGATAAAGGCACTACTGCTGATCAAGACCAATACATCAACAGACTTATCGCGGCACTAGATTCGTCATTTGAAGATACCGAAGCACCATTTCCATATACGGTTTATTCAGGTCTAAGTTCTAGGTATAAACCAAGTAAGCTCAAACAGGGCAGTGATTATATTTTTAGAGGTTATGTTTCAACATCCATATCTTTTGGAACAGCAATAGATAGTTTTTCCGATTCTGATTGGACAGATTCACCAGTTGTATTACAGATCGAAATTGATAAAGGTCAAAAATCAATTTATGTTGATCCTATATCTTCAAATCCAGGAGAAGGCGAAACTTTATTGCCAAGAGGATCTAAGATTAAGATTATGTCTGGGCCACACTTAATAGATGACACTATTATTAGTAATAATCCTCGTGGCTCTAAGATTCATTTATTCCACTGTCAACTCGTAGAAGATGTATAAATATACCAACAGAAATTTGGAGAAAAACAAATGAGCGTAGAAAAGGCTATTACTAATATTCTAGAAAGAAATCTAGATGAAATGCGCGCCAATTTTTCGTCAGCATTGTCTGAAAAGGCAGTAATGAAGCTAGATGAAAGAAAAGCTGAAATTGGCAAGTCATATTTTGGTATGGGCAAAAAGGACTAATTAATATGAAGAACATCGGGCAGATTAGAGAAGAAAAAGAGAAAGTTGCGCCAACTTCTGATGAAGAACGCAAATTGGCTCAACTTGTTCGTGCTGGTCTATTTGATGCGAAGAAGTTAGCTATACTAAAACGCGCTCTTCGCAAAGATAATGTACAAATGACCAAACAAGAGCGCGATACTCTTTTGCAGTTGCTTGATGTACTATTAGATATGATTACTGGTAATCGTCAGCTATTTACCAAGGTTAAGCAGACAGTTACAGAAGAAGAAAAAGACGAAGAGTTTTCTATGGCTCGCGGTGAAATTAATACCATTATGTCAGCGGCTAAGAGAATACTTGATAAGCTACAAGGCGAAGGTGAACTTGAAGCCTGGGTTCAATCTAAAATTACTAAAGCTGAAGATTACTTAAATTCTGTAGCAGACCATCTTGAAGGTGGTGAAGCTTTAAATGAAGCTA